TAAGGTTTTGATTAAAGGTAATCACGAAAAGACAGTCCTTAAAAAAAGTTATAATATCGATGAATTTCGTGGTGGAATATATGAACGTTTAGATATACGAGTTATGAACCAGGAAGTGTCCGATGAATTTCAAGATTTAGTATTATCACCCAATCAGTTTGATGTTGGAGTCGATTCCCATAATTTCACTCCAATATCATACGAGAGGGTTAAAGAGATAATAACACTTAGGAATTTAAAAAAGATTAAAGGTAATGGCTAAACTAATATTTTGTAGTGAATGTGATAAGGTAACCAAACACAGAAACAAGATGGATGCGGCTAAAGAAGGTTGCGGTGTGTGTAACGAATGTGACCACATGAATATTAGATGTCGTTTGGTTAAATCTGATTCAGATAGGTTCATAAAGGCATCCCCAGCTGTACTATGGCTTGAATTTAATGAGGATAAGACATTTAAGGAGAAGTTTGAAGAAATTGCCGTGGGTAGATGTCTGATAATGAGTCCATTCAACCATTTTTTCACTTGGCAAACAACATTAGTTACTGAAGTGGTTGAAGAATTACCAGGTTATGTAAAGTTTAAGACTGAAAATTCTACATATGAATTATATTTTCCAGCCGAGTGTGAGGATGATGAAGAAGATAACGAATAAGTAAAACAAAGATTATGAAAGGAATTATATTAGCTGGTGGTTCAGGAACTAGATTACACCCATTAACACTTAGTATCAGTAAACAACTGATGCCGATTTATGATAAGCCGATGATTTATTATCCGCTATCAACATTAATGAGTTCTGGCATCAATGAAATACTGATTATATCAACACCACATGACCTACCCCTATTCGAGAAACTATTGGGTAATGGTAGCAACTTAGGTTGTAGTTTTAAATATGCTGTTCAACCAGAACCTAACGGTCTGGCCCAAGCCTTTATAATCGGTAAGGAGTTCATTGGGAACGATTCTGTTGCATTAATACTTGGAGATAACATATTCTATGGTACTGGCTTAGATACGCTCTTACAGTCCAACTATCACCCTGACGGTGGTGTTGTTTATGGGTACCATGTTCATGACCCAGAGAGATATGGTGTTGTTGAATTTAATAAAGCTGGTGAGGCTATTTCAATCGAGGAAAAGCCAGAAAACCCTAAATCTAATTATGCGGTTCCTGGGATATACTTCTATGATAACAATGTAGTGCACATTGCTGAAAACATTAAACCAAGTCATAGAGGTGAATTAGAAATAACTGACGTTAATAGGGTTTACCTAGAGGCTGGTAAGTTAAAGGTGAGTATTTTGGATAGGGGTACAGCTTGGTTGGACACTGGCACGTTTAAATCGCTGAATCAAGCAAGTCAATTTGTTGAGGTCATTGAAGAACGACAAGGTTTAAAAATAGGTTGTATAGAGGAAATGGCGTTCAATATGGGATATATAAATAAAAGTGAGTTAGAGTTATTGGCAGAACCATTGATTAAGAGTGGTTACGGCCTATATTTAAAGAAATTAATATGCAGATAAAACAAAAAAATATGTGGGTAAGAGAAACTAAATTAAAGGGTTGTTATATTATACAGTTAGATAGATATAATGATGAAAGAGGTTCGTTTATGGAAACATATAATAAATTTTTTTATAAGAACCACTCAGAACTTAATGTAACATATGTCCAAGACAACCTATCGGTATCTAATATGTATGTATTACGTGGATTACATTTCCAAACTGGGGAACATGCCCAGGCCAAATTGGTCAGTGTTGTCAAGGGTTCGGTTCTAGATGTCGTTGTAGATATTAGGGTTGGTTCACCCACTTATGGGGAACATGTTTCGGTACACCTTACCGAATCGAATAGAAAACAAGTATTCGTACCTAAGGGGTTTGCCCATGGATTCATATCGTTGGAAATGGGTTCTATATTCACGTATAAATGTGACAACTATTACAATAAGGAATCCGAGTCTGGAATTATATTCAACGATAAAGATTTAGATATTGATTGGAAAATTCCAAGTGAACTAATAGTGGTGAGTGAAAAAGATTTAGAACTACCAACTTTTAGAGATATTAAAAACAGTTAAAGAATAAATTATGATAATAGATGCCGTAAAAAATTCAGAGAAGATTATGTTCGAACGAGGTTGGGACAGAGTTTATTATTTCATAGATTTGCATAGTACGGTAATAAAGCCGAACTATAAAGTCGGTGATATCCCAACGGAATTTTATCCGTATGCAAAAGAGGTTTTGCAACATTTAACCCTAAACACTTCTATAGTGCTTATCATGTATACGTGTTCGCACCCAGAAGAAATATTGCAATATGTTGAATTTTTCAAGAAACATGGGATTACTTTTAATTATATAAATGAAAACCCAGAAGTAGAAACTAAAATCGGTAGTTATGGGTGCTACGATAAAAAACCATACATGAATGTGTTAATGGATGATAAGGCTGGTTTTAACCCAGAAACCGAATGGTTGGACCTAATTAATCATTTCAACATAACGTTATAAATAAAAATATTATGAGCAGAAAAAAAATAGTAGTATTCAGCGGTGCTGGATTAGATAAAGAATCTGGCGTAGATACGTTCAGGGATACCGACAACGGACTTTGGTATAATTACAAGATAGATGAAGTTGCGACCACTGAGGGTTGGAAAAAAGATAAGAGTAAGGTATTAGATTTTCATAACATGCTTAGGGAAGCCCTACATAAGACCAAACCCAATTCGGCACATAAATTATTGGCCAAACTTGATACGCATTTTGATGTCACCCATGTTACCCAAAACGTATCCGATTTATTGGAAAAGGCTGGTTGCAAGAACATACTACATCTACACGGTGAATTAATGAAGTGTAGAAGTACCTTAGACCCAGAATTATATTATGATTGTAGAGGTTCATTAAATTTAGGTGATAAATGTATCAAGGGGTCACAGTTAAGACCACATACCGTATTTTTTGGTGAGTATCCATTTAATATGGAAGAGTCTATTAGGGCATTATCAAAAGCGGATTATTTAATTATGGTGGGAACATCATTCCAAATACATTACACTGTTGGTATGATGGATATGGTGGGACCAAACACTAAAGTTTACTACATAGACCCAGACCCAGTTGATTATTTCGAGGAAGGTCCTCAGTTGGGTACTGGTATTAAATACATAAAAAAGACCGCAACAAAAGGAGTAAAAGAAGTATTTGACGAACTTTATTCAAAAATATTATAATAAACTAAATATTATTCGTATATTTGTATCATAATAATTAAATAACATAAATTATGATAGATAATAAAAAGAGTAATTCGGGTAATAATTGGACAAAAACCATTCAAAATAGTGATGGTAGCTATGACTCGTTCAAGTGGTCGTTAGATAAAGAAATAGGTTCATACATGGTGGGAAACCTTGCTATGATAGTCTTCGGTGCCATAACATGTATATTAGTGCCCATATTTGTGGTATTTGTATACGTATTCCCAACATATAAAGATGTAAGAATTAAGGACCTAAGGGGTGTAATAGTAATTTGCATATTTACCCTATTGGATTATTTCTTTGGGATATATGGTTACTTTCTATTTAGTGGATTCCCAGAATTTTACGAATCATTAGCTGGCTTTATGTTAGGGTTGATAGTTATATCTGCCGTATTAATAACGTGGGACGATGAAATATATGAGGGCTTGTATGAGTCTAGACTACCATTCCTTATATCCTGGTCATTATTCGGATTATTCTTATACTTCGGTAACCCTATCTTAAGTGCTATTGTGGGTATAATAGGTCAAGCAGACACATCAATTTGGATAACACTTTTTGGATAATAAACAATAATAACTAACCTCAAAAATAAAAAATATGAACTTATTAAAAAATAAGATTTCAACAACAATAGACGAAATGACAAAACCTGACCATATTATTATGGGTGAGGAAATAGCCGATAGAATATTCAATCTGAATAACCACAATCAAATAGAGGTTATTGAAACTATTAGAAAACGCTTAATTAAGCAACATCAGATAATGTTGAACCAGTTAAGGAGTTATAATAAATGAAATTAAGGTAAGTCGAACATTTCGGCCTCCTTGCTCCTACGTGTAACATGACCTGGATATGTAATATGGGTATTTTTAATTAATTTCTTAGCTCTTTTAAGTTTGTTAGCTTTTACCAATCTTAAAACCTTGCTTTTTTTAAAGTTACCGATACCCATATTGTATATTAACGATACCATTGAATCATACATTCCCTGAGTTACGTTAACTTTAATTCCTTCTTCACCCCAATCCTCTAAAATTCTATTTAGAGAGTTACTGGCCCACTCAACATCCTTTTTCAAAAGCTTTTCGGCTCTAGCATAACTTATCTTTGTCTCACCAGGAATCATCTTGGTGTAACTCTTGGATTCAGCATGACCGTAACCAATAGTTACGTGTCCGTCACCTAAATCATAGGCGGTCAATATAGGTTGACCCTTTTTAATAGGGGAACCTTCCTCATACTTTAAAAATTCAATAAAAGAACTACTGACATCCCTAACCTTTGGGAATTCTTTTTTAACCGTTGCAGCCTTAAGTAATTTAGCTGCGGCAACATCGGCAGACATAATGTCTACGACAACATCTTCTGGTAGTTCATCGATTACCTCTTCTTTGGTCTTACTTAAATTACTCAACATAAGACCTGTTAAACTAAGCAATGCTATATTGAACACTCTTTTTCTAGCTAACTTTGGTAAGTTCTTGACCTTACCATGTAACATATTGAAATATTCCTTTGCGTTCTCCAAGGTCTTGATACCTCTAGTAGAATTCTTAACATCGGATTCAATATTACCCCAATCATACTCATATTCAGTATCATCGTCATAGTTAATATCCTCTTTTAATATATTAATCGAGCTAACTACCTTATTAATATAATTTATAGAAGATGTGCTACCAAAACTATTTGATTTTAAATTCCTTAATGTATTAACTATAAATGGTTTATGGTTATTCTCCATATTTTCTTTCTATATAAATATGTCTGAAAACTTGATTATTACTTATTATTTGAGTACTTTTGTTAAAATAATAAGTAATAATTAAAATAATAACTATGAACAATAAAATTATAAAAACAACTAACTACAATTAATTTAATTACAAATAAGAATATCACTCAGGAACAAATATTAAAATATAAAATTAAATTAAAATTCCCAAATTTATTAACCGCTGATGAGTTAAAATTTGTTGAAAATAAAAAAATGAGCGATATTAAAAAATTAAATTTTGAATTATTTAAAAGAATAAAAAAATATAAATTATTTGAAAATATAGATTATAAAATTTTAAATGATTTAAGAACTAAAAATAAATTTAAAAATATAGATGATTATATAAAACACTTAAATAAATCTAAATATCATAATTTTACGGAAGTATGTAAAAATGAACATCCACATAGATTAATGAAAAAATGGGGTTTACCAATAGAAATAATAAAAGAAATTTATAAATAGGTTGAATCATAATATATAATATACTATATTTGTAACAATAAAACAATAATATGAGCATTATAAAATTTGAATTAAAAGAAGAACATTTAAAATTGGTTAAACACCTAACTTGGGCCGATATAGAGGATTTTACTACAATATCAACATTTGGGGGAACCCCATTTGGTGGACTTAATCACCATGAGGATATGGGGGTTATATTATATGGGCAACCAGAAGACTTCGACCCGTTCGAGGGTGACCCATTTGATTGGACCGAGGAACAAAAAACGGAGATGGATAAATTACTTATCGAATTACCGTTAGCAATCGAAATTATTTTAAATGCACAAACATTCGAACTTGGTGAGTATAAAACCAAGTTCCACATTAGGGAGTGGAAACTAATTAAAAAATAAACCACATGGAACCAATCATATTTTTTTTAGAAAAAAGAAAAACTTTAAAAAGTAAATTATTCTCCGAATTAAGGAAAGAAGAAGTTGCATTTGTAGAGGGTGAAATCAATACGGAAATATTTTCAGATATGGAAATGTCGGCTGACTATCTGACATCGATTAGAGGTAGAACTATTTACATAGTCACATCACCTAACGATTCAGATAAGATTATGATGTTGAACCTAGCGATAGATGCCGCAAAAAGGGCTGGTGCCAAGGAAATCATACCAATAATCACCTACTACCCATATGGGAGAAGTGACAAAAGGGACCAACCAAGAGGGGCCATAGGTGGTAAAATAATTGCCGAGATGTTAGAAAATAGAGGGGCAACATCGGTTATCCTATTTGACTTACATGCCGACCAAACACAAGGCTTTTTCAATATTCCAGTTATACACATGGAGGGTAAATATATGTTCGATGAAATCATAGCGGATTATCATGAAGCAACAAACCATAACTTAATTCTATGTAGTCCAGATGCTGGGGCCACCAAAAGGGTTAAGGGGTTTAGAGATAGGGTTGCCAGCTTATATGATTATGACCTACCAATGGTTATGATAGATAAGACTAGAATCAGGGCAAATGAAATTGACAGGATGGTCCTGATAGGTGATGTTACCGATAAGGACGTTATGATTATCGATGATATGGCCGACACATGCGGTACTTTGGTCAAAGCTGCCGACCATTTATTGGAGATGGGTGCAAAAAGTGTTAGCGCAATAATAACACATGGAGTGTTAAGTGGTTCAGCATTGGAGAAGTTATTTAATTCTGGTTTGGATAAATTCTATTGTACCGATTCGTTACCTATAGGTGCAGGATTCGTTTTAGGTGATTTTTATATTGATATAGATGAAATTGTAACAGAGGTCAGTATAGCTGACCAAATAGCCAAAGCTATAAAGGGGATTAGTAAAAGTATTAGTATTGAATTATTAAAAGTTGGAAAATAATGGCGTTTATAAAAACAATAGAATTATGTCTTATTAAGGATAGTAAGGCACAGGATGAATTATATAATATGATGTATTCAACCGTATTTAATACGTGTATGAGATATGCACCGAACGAAGCTACTGGTAAAGATTATATTCAGGAATGCTTTATAAAAATATTCGATAAAATAGATTTATTTATAGGTGATACGGTTGCCGAACTAGGTGCTTGGGTCAAAGGTTTATGCATTCATTATTGTGTTGACCAAACAAGGGCCTTGAAGATTAAGTATTCGGAGAATACGGACTTATCTAAATTTGAATCAGATGATTCCGAATATGATTTGGAAAGTCAATATACCTTAAGTGAAATATTTAATGCGATTCACTTATTAAGTCCAAAATATAAAACTATATTTAACATGTTTGTGTTAGACGGTTATTCACACAATGAAATAACCAAAGAACTTGGGTTGAACCCAGGGACCTCAAAAGCTACACTTTTTAAAGCTAAAAAGAAAGTTAAGGAAATATTATTAAAAACTACTTAACTGGTCCAATATAACGATGGGGCTTTAACCCTAAATATAAAAATTAAAGAATGAAGAACAAAAAAAAGTTTAAAACATTAACCGAAGGTGACATTGATTTAATAAAAAGTGTCTATCATGATAAAAGTGGTGACCCATGGGAAACCAGAGCTTTCAATCTCGGCAAAAAGTTTGGTGTAAGTGAAAGAACCATCAGGAAATGGGTATCGGAAAAGTTAAAACTTTCCGAAAAAAATGAAATTGAATCACCAGAACTAATCAAAGCCAAGGGTAGACAATATAATAGAAATGTAACTAGATTTATTATTACCTGGGCACAGAACAACACACCAGTCGAAGAACGTTTTATTAAAAACATGTTAGCGTATGCGGCTGAAATTAATGCAGACTTTCATGTAATCGCTGGTAGATATAGAAACCCTACGTCCGTATTCGTAGATAAGGGTCAGGATTTTTGGCATCCTTCCATAAAGAAATACTTGGATGCCGCTAGACATGACGTACACGAGTTTGTATCCATTATGTCTGATGTTAAGATACAACCAACGGCTGTAAACCCATTAACTGGGTTACAAGGTATGTCTGGTATAAACTCATGCGTATTCGGACACCCAAAGGTGCAAATGGAAATGATTTCAGTATTGGAGTCAAATAAACCAAAGATGATGTTGTCCACTGGTGCCTGTACCCAAGGTAATTATACCGATTCAAAAGCTGGTAAAAAAGGTGAGTTCCACCACATGTTAGGTTTTGTCGTTGTAGAAATACAGGATGATAAAACATTCCATTTAAGACAAGTTACCGCTGATGATGATGGTGATTTCACCGACCTTTACTATAATGTAAAGTTCAAGGGTAAAAGACAACCAATCGTATTCGATGACCCATTGGACAAACCTATGTGGGTAAAGGCAAATTGTGGTGCCGAACCTTTTGAATGGGTGGGTGAATCAAGAATTAAGAAGATAACCGAAGTAGAGGCTTGTATATTGGGCGATTTACACTATGGGCATCATGACCCTAAGGTATTGAAGAAAACCTTTAAACTTATGAAAAGGTTAACACCTAAACATGTGGTATTACATGATGTGTTCGATGGTTATAGTATTTCACATCACGCAATGAAAGACCCGTTTATCCAATACGGTAAAGAAATAAACAACACCAACGACCTAGGTAAGGAGATTGATGAATTAATGGTCGGACTTAAACCATTCAATAAATTTGAGAATGTGGTCATAGTTAGAAGTAATCATGACGATTTCTTGGATAGATGGCTGAAAAACGGTGACTGGAAGAAACAACCGACCTATAAGAACTCACCGCTTTATATGGAATATAGCGCAATACTATTGAAACAACACGGTGAAACACCAGAAAAAGTAATGGGTGTTATTCCAGAACTAATCAATAGGAAATTTCCAAAGTTCATTACACTTGATAGGAGTGATAGCTATAGGGTTTTAGATTGGGAACTTGGGCAACATGGGGATTCAGGAGCCAACGGCTCCAGAGGCTCCCTAGTGCAGTTTAGGAAGTTAAATACCAAGATTATAGTAGGACATTATCACTGCTTACCAGCCGAATATAAGGTACAAACCAAAAATAGTGGTTGGAAAGAAATAAGAGCTATTAGTGTTGGTGATGAAATATTAAGTTATGACCCAAATACTAACAGAAATGTCTGGAATAGAGTTAATGAATTTATTGAAACTGATTATGATGGGGTTATGTTACAAATAAAGGGTAATGGTTTTGAACAAACCTTTACTGATAAACATATGTTAATGATGAATGGGGGTGATTATATACCAGCTAGTGAGGCAATATGTACTAGGTCGTCTTCGGAATTACCTATATCTGCATTACCAGAAGAAATTTACGGAAAAAGTATTCCAGAAAAACATATAAGACAAATAGTTTCTATCGCTGCCGATGGTTCACAAAATGGTTATAGAATTAGGTTTAATTTAAAAAAAGCCAGGAAAATAGAACGACTAAAAGAATTATTTGGTTCTGAATTAGTTACATACACTGACATTGAAGAACATTTTGATGGTTATATATCAACTAGAGGTGACTTGTATAAAACTTTAATGGAATATAAATATAATTTAAAATCGGTTAAAAATATTTCAGTTGAAATATTGGAATGGGATAATAAATCATTAGAAGTCTTAGTTGATGAACTTAAGTATTGGGATGGTACATATGATACTGGTAATAATGGTAACCAATATTCTACAACAAATAAAGTTGAAGCAAATGTTGTATCATCAGCCTTAAATAGATTAGGGTATTCTCATAGAATAAATAAAAGAGAACATGAAAATGATAATCATAAAACATTAAATATAATTACTTGGTCTAGTGATAGGAATTTTATTAGAAATAGTAAGAAAATGAATCATGATTCTAGGTTTAATGGGTGGGGTTTTAATTCATATCAAACCACAAAAACTAAAGTTTATTGTGTATCTGTTGATAATCAATGTTTTTGGGTACAATCAGCAAAAGATGGTACTGTATCTTTAACTGGAAACTCACCTGGGAGAAAAGATGGTGCAATGGCGGTTGGAACTACAACTAAGTTAAGGGTTGGATACAATGAGGGACCAAGTTCATGGGCACAATCACATGTATTGATTCATAAGGACGGTAAAGCACAACACATTACGTTCTCTAGGGATAAATATGGTAAGGTTTGTTATACCACCTTCGACTAAATTTTAAATAACAACTAAAAACCCCATAATTAAATTATGGGGTTTTTTATTAATAAATTTATCACATGAGATATAAAAGTAGGGAAGAGAAACTTAAAGATGCAATCGAACTTGAATTGAATAAGCCCGAACCCACTATCAATAATATGGTCAACATTGTTAATAAGTACGAAACCGTAAACTTAAAGACTATTGAGAAATTAAAGAAAACCAAAAGAATATACACCAACGGTATAAGTGGTGCACTCAAACAGGTCATTAATGCTCACGGCCCAATTACAAAGAATTTATTGGGTAGTGCAACCAAACGGATTTATGGTAGTTTAATTAGTGTAGAAAGAGATAAAATCACGAAGATTAAAATAAAATATTATTTTATCGGTATTTTAACTTGCATATGTGTTAGATTATTACTATCTTTGTTAAAATAAAAGAATGAAATATGGTAGCATATACAATGGGTGCTAGAGCACTAACGGAATCAGCAAACCAGTTTAAGGAAGTTTTCTTAAAAGAAATGGTCAGGCATGGTAAAATATCCAAAGAACAACAAACCGAAATGAATCAATACGTAATCATTGTTTCCGAAAAGGGGTTCCTAGGTAAAATTTGGGATAAACTATGGTCAAAGGATTCCGATGCAATGCAAATAGTAGTTGTTAAAATTATATCAGAAGTTGATTCTTAAATAAAAAAGTAATATATTTGCCTAAATAATAAATAATTAAAATTTAAATTAAATGGAAGTACAAGGAAAAATTAAGTTAATTGGAGACACCCAAACGATTGGGACTAACAATTTTAGAAAAAGGGAGTTGGTTATTGTAACAGCGGAACAATATCCACAATCAATTCAAATCGAATTCATCCAGGATAAGGTTGAAGAATTGAATAATTTCCAAGTTGGCCAGGATGTAATCGTCCACATCAACATCAGAGGTAGAGAATGGACCAACCCACAAGGTGAGGTTAAATATTTTAACTCCCTTCAAGGTTGGAGAATCCAAGTTGGACAAAACGCAGCTGCTGGTCAGACCGCACAAGCGAACGTAACACCTAAAATTCCAGCTATGTCGGATTCAACTGATGGGTCTTACGAAGATGATGATTTACCGTTCTAATTAAAAAACAATAATAATATGAGTGCAAAAGTTTTAAATATTTTTGATTTTGATTCTACCTTGGTAGACACACAAATCCCAGAGACTGGTAAAGCCATCTGGCTTGAAAAAACTGGTAAGAAATGGCCTCATATTGGATGGTGGAGTAAACCAGAATCTCTTGATTGTGAAGTATTCGAACAACCAGTAATCGAAGCGGTTATTGAAGAATACAAGAGTTTGTCCTCAAAACCAAACTCTCACAATATCATGCTTACTGGTAGACGGACTAAATTACATAAGGAGGTTGAAGCTATATTAGAAAAACATAAATTAGTGTTTGATGAATATAGATACAACTACGGTGGCGACACCCTTACCAACAAGATAGAGCAGATTGCCGATGTGTTGAGTAAGAACAAACCTATCGACCATGTAAACATGTTCGAGGATAGGATAGAACATATTGTTACCTTTAAGCAATATTTCGAAAGTATGGTCGGGAATGGTTTTATTAAATCATTTCAGATTAACCATGTTATCGGTGAAACTATTAAAATAATTTAATATGAAAAATTTTAAGAACTATCTCTTAGAGAAAGATGCCGATACAAATTATAATTTCAGGGGGGTGTTGGATATAATCCGAGAAAAAAACATAAGCGTTAAATCAAACAAGCTAAGTTTTGGTCTCGGATTAGCAACAATCTTCGGAATATATATTGATATTGATAAATTGGAATCCGACTATAGGTTGACCGATGAAATCAGGATGTATATAATCTTACATGAAATTGGTCATTACGTTAGAATGAAAAAGCTTGGTGAAGATAACATACTTGATAAAATGTCAAGACCAGACTTTGAACACTTTTTCCAAGGAATAATCGAAGAAGAAATATTTGCCGATAGGTGGGCATCAATTATGTATTATAAGTTAAATCGGGTAACATACCCTAGATACATGACACAAGAATTACACTTAAAAAGTAATCAGGAAAAATATAGGGATAAATGTAAAAACTTATTTGGTCAAGTCGATAACGATATCGAAAAGTATAAATTATTTATTCAAAATTATATAAATTAACGTGAGTTTCACAATGTTCATAACCACATTTACTATCCTATTAGTCTTTATCATTTTGGGTATCTCAATGTATCGGGGTAAGAGAATTAGTGATTATGAATTATATGGTATGTCTGGTGAAGAATATTTAAAAAAACAAGTCGGGGAAGACTACTACAATAAACACTACAGAAATAATTAAATGCTCAGTAGATTAAAAAAATTGGAAATATACTTAAACGCAACTAGTAAAGATGCGGATGAAGAGTATAAGGATTGGCAGTATGACATCGACACCACAAACATAGTGGAGATAGTTAACGAAATGGAAAAGTTAGAAGCTGAATGTCATGACTATGTGCATGTGGAAAGGGTAAAAGAATTTTTAAATAACTTTTGTCCTGAGTGTGGTAAGGATTTGCGTGGATTTACAAGTCCATTTTTAAAATAACTTAAAAAAATATAATATGTATTTTATAACAAAAAAAGATAGTAAAACTGGTCTAAAATTCAAGGAAGTGGTTGAAAAGCTTGATTTAGCCTTTGGTGCCCAAGATGAAATGGCCAAAAAATATAAAATAAAATCATGGCGTGCATTAGGTTTTCATGTCGCTGGTGATTTTTCCTCTATAGAGTTTAAAAAGAGTATAGAAGTAGATTCAAAGTTATGGAAGGAAACCCTCATGGGTGAATACATGCCAAAGTTAAATTCTAAGGCTGGTAAGGCAATTCAAAAAATCACGGATGCTTTAACCGAAGATACCAGAGTATATGTAACTGGTTATGCTTCACCTCCAGCAAGTGTTGATTACAACTTAACGTTGTCAGAGGACAGAGCAGAAGCAGTAGTTGCAAAGCTTTTAAGTAATGGAGTTAGTCTTAGGCAAATAGTATTAGACTACGTTGGTGAGGTTGATACCACCGATGGTAAGAATGTTGATTTGTCTAGAAGAGTTAGACTTGAAGTAAAGTAATCACATTTTAAAGTTAATCAGGGGGATGTTCTTAGGAGCATCCCCCATTAACGGTTAAAGACCTTTCCTATAATGAGTGAAAAATATTACCATTGCACCTTATGTAATGGAGTTAGTACAAGTACTAAATGTGAGAATGAATATTGCTCAAATATGCCATGTTGTGGCAAAACAAAAAATAAATGCTATTGTAATATGGAATACAAACTCTATAATTTTATCAAACCATCAGTCTTCTGGGATTGGCTTGATTTTGGGATAACCTTAAAAATCAATACACAAATCAAATCAAGTAGTTATTACTTTGCAGTCGATTTCCAAATCGCTTGGTTAAACATATGAGTCCAATGTTGGAAGAAACCAATAAAAAAGTTAAAAAATCAAAAGGATTAAAATAACATGACGGATAAAAAAGAGTATTACTTTAAAATAGATAGGTATTTGGAGTTGATTAGATTAAAGGAAGCTAAGATTTCTAAACTTAAACAAAAGATATACAAATTAAATAATGAGTTAAAAGGACATGAAGCTTCATGTGACCATATTGATGAAAATGGTGAATCAGCGTTCGAGGATTCTAGTTACTGGGTATCCGATATTTCAACGTATGTAAATCACTATACAGATGAAGTTGAAACCCATAATGGTGGCTACACTCAATATGAGGAAACGTGTAAAATTTGTAATTACGAAAGAGAAGAATAATATAAATAAATAAAGTTATGAATAAGCCAAGTAAAAAAGATTACGATTTCAATGATGAATTTCAAACTCTAAAGTTTGCAAATGAAATGATTAGATATGCTCAATTTCTTGAAGATAAAATTGAAACCCTTAAACCAAAGGTTAATTTCGAGGCCACAATATCCGATGGACATGCTACCTATTTATATTTTCTAGAGCTACCATCAAATACTTGTATTAAAGATGTAAGTGAAAAACTACATTCAGCTCTAGGTTTAAAAACAAACCCAGGTATATTAGTTAAAAAATAAACTTTATGCCCGAAAATATAAAAGATTATCCGTTTATATTACTTATTCTATTGTTACCATTTTTTTGGTTGATAGCCATTCTTAAAATATTAATAATGATTCCTTTTTATGTCGTTGCAAAATGTAATGACATATTATCCGAAATAAATTAAAAATTATGTCTGAAATTAAAAAACCATTATTT